GAGGAGCGTGAATCTAATCGTCTGCAAGGAAGGACCACCATGAGTGATGTTGAGATCCGCACGTTCAACACGGAACTGACTGAGGTACGTGCTGAAGGTGCTGGCAATGGAATGACCTTCGGCGGTTTCGCGTGGCGCTACGGCGAACCTTCTCTGCCGCTGCCGTTCACTGAGCGTATCGCTCCCGGTGCGTTCACTCGCACACTGAAATCAAAGAACGATATCCGCGCATATTACAATCACAATGATGAACTGCTCCTTGGTTCTAGTCGCGCTAAGACTCTACGCATTGACGACCGCGCTGATGGTGGTTACGTTGAGATCGACCTCCCAGAAACTGAGCTCGGGAGATCAACCGCTTATCACATCAGAGTTGGTAATATCACCGGCATGAGTTTTGGATTTTCTACTGTCCGTGATGCGTGGTCAGGTGACGGTGCAGAACGCACATTGAATGAGGTCAGGTTGCATGAGGTGTCTGTTGTTAGTGGTGTACCCGCGTACCCGACCACTACTGCAAGTGTGCGCAATATCCGTGTTATTGCTAAGCGCAGTGACATTGATGCTGACATCCTTAGTGACGCGATCAGCGCGCTAGAAGCCGGAGACCTGAACGACGATCAGGCTAACCTGCTCCGCACTGTTGTAGACCGCGCCACTGGTGTTGTTGTTGATGACCCCACAGCACCAATGTCAATCCTCAAGGACAAGCTCAGCCTGTATGAGAAGTTCTTGAGCCTTTAAGTTTTCGGGACAGCGGAGCCGCTGACCGATCTGCGCGACGGAGCCGGAGCGCAACACAATGAAACAAACCCCCTCCAAATTAAGGAAATAGAATGTCGTACTTGCAGCGTCTAGTTGACGCACAGAACCACGACCTTCACTCGGCCCGTTCTTTCGTTGAGCGCGCAGAGTCGGAGAAGCGTGAAATGAGTGTTGAAGAACGTACCGCTTGGGACGCGATCAATGCTGAGATGGACAAGCGTCAGGCCCACATTGCTGAGGTTCGCGCAGATGATGCACGCACCGCTGACATTGAGGCTAGTGTCGCGTTCGCTCCTGAGGTTCGCGTCAGCGTTCCTGAGCGTCGTGAGTCGGATGCCGATATCGTGCGCAAGCTCGTTGCGGGTGATATCCGTTCGTACAACTTTGAGCGCCGCGACCTGAACACGTCTGATGATTCTTCTGTTGTCCCGCAGTCATTCTATGATGTCATTCAGGAGTCCCTCGTCACTGTCGGACCAATGCTTGACGGTTCGATTGTTACTCTGCTGAACACTGCTTCCGGTGAGGATATTAAGGTTCCGGTTGAGTCAACTCGTCCCGCAGCAACTGCAATCGCTGAGGGCACTAGCATCAGTGAACTTGATCCGACCTTCTCTAGCATCACGTTGAAGTCGCAGAAAGTTGCAGTGCTCACCAAGATCAGCCGTGAGTTGATGCAGGATTCCGGCATCGACATCATGGGCTACCTTGGTCGCACACTCGGTACCAGCGTTGGTATCCGCGTGAACAACCTTCTCACGGTAGGCACCGGGACCACGGTCCCCAACGGTATCGTTACGGCTGCCGGTTCCGGCGTTGTTGGCGGCACTGCTGTCAGTGGCGCGTTCACCGCAGACAACCTGATTGACCTTGCCCATTCTGTTGATGGCGCATACGTCCGTCTTGGTGGCGCGTTCATGATGCGTCGTACCAGCATTGGTGCTGTTCGCAAGTTGAAGGACACCGCTGGTAACTACCTGTTCGCTCCGGCTGCAACTGTCGGTTCACCTGACACGCTTCTTGGATTCCCGATCGTTGAGAATCCTGACGTTGCCGCTATCGCAACTAGTGCAAAGTCGGTGCTGTTCGGATACCACGGTTCATACCACGTCCGTCAGGTTGGCGGCATTGAGGTTGCACGTTCCGATGATGCTTACTTCGCATCTGACGAGATCGGTGTCCGTTTGACAATGCGCGTGTGGGGCGACCTCGGTCAATCCGCTGCGGTTAAGTACTTCATCGGGAACGCTGCATAGCGTTGCTGGTGATCTAAGGTTCCCCCGTCGTGTTTGCAGGAGCACGACGGGGGACACCCTTACACTGTTAACTTCCTGCATCCTGCACAGAAAGTTCCTGCCATGAGTCGAGCTGAGAAAAGACGCGCCAACAAGCAAGGTGTCACACCAGTGACGGGGCTTTGGGTGTCTAATGCTGCGTGGGCGCAAACCGGTTACGGTACGCAAACGAAGCAAGTTGTGAAACGGATGAACGCTGACGGTCACAGTGTTGCGGTTGCCGCTAACTACGGACTTGAAGCAACACTCAGTGAGTGGGAAGGCATTGAGCATTTCCCGCGAGGTCTTGACCCGTACTCCAATGATGTTGTTCACCCGTATTTCATGGATTGGCGTAACCAGCACCCGAACGGGAAACCGTACGTGTTCACTTTGTATGACGTGTGGGTTTTCACGCATCCCCGGTTTGATGAGATGCCTGTGGTGTCGTGGGTTCCGGTGGATCACATGCCAGTCCCGCCGAAGGTTGCAGCGTTCCTGTCGAAGGACAACGTGACCCCGGTTGCAATGAGTCAGTATGGTGCTGCACAGTTGAAACGTTTAGACATTGAACATTTCTACATCCCGCACGCCATTGAGACTGACGTGATGAAGCCGACTGCTTCAGTTGTGGATGATGCGAACCGGCACCGTACCGGGCGTGAAATCATGGGTCTCGACAAGGACCAGTTCATTATTGGGATCGTGAACGCTAACAAAGGAAGTCACCCTGTTCGTAAGGCGTTCGCTGAACAGTTGCTTGCGTGTTCTATTTTCATGCAAGATAAGCCTGACGCGGTTGTGTATTTGCACACGGAGCGCAGCGCTGGTATGCAGGGAATAGATTTCAATACTTTGATTCAGGCTGTTGGTTTGACACCTGAACAGTTCAAGTTCGTGAACCAGTATCAGTCGCGCATTGGTATCCCTGATCATGTTATGGCAGCGATATTCACGGGACTAGATGTGTTGCTTGCCCCGACGTATGGGGAAGGTTTCGGGCTTACTGTCGCAGATGCTCAGGCTTGTGGCACACCAGTGATTGTATCTAATTTCAGTGCGCAGCCTGAACTGGTCGGTGATGGTTGGACTGTTGGCGGTCAACCTTTGTGGGATGCCGCACAGGGGGCTTGGTTCCAGATCCCGAACGTGCAAGAAATCGTGAAAGCTCTTGAGGCTGCTTATGAGCGCAAGGGTGAGAAGTCTGACAAGGCACGCAAGTTCATTGTTGACAATTACAACGCTGATGACGTGTATGAGAACTGTTGGCGTCCCATGCTTGAGCAGTTGCCGGATACGCGTTGATCCCCGCAATGATTGTCCCGATTCTGACTAACCCGGGACTGCTTCACACAATGATCGAATCTGTGGACTACCCCACAGCGCAGCTGATTATTGTTGACAACGGGCAGTGTGTAGACAAGTCAGCACTTCCGGTTAATGAGCACATCAGTGAAGTTCATGTGATCACAATGCCAGCGAACCTTGGTGTTGCCGGGTCATGGAATCTAGGGTTCAAGGCTGCACCGTTCGCTGATTATTGGCTGGTTGCAAACTTTGATGTTCGGTGGCCTGACGGTGCGTTGGAACGTTTTGATTCGCAGGCTTCTGCCACTAGCATAGGGTTGACTGGCATTACTCCCGCGTGGTGCGCGTTCACTATCGGTGCGAAAGTGGTTGAGCGTGTCGGTTTGTTTGACGAGTTCTTTCATCCCGCATATTTTGAGGATGACGACTATGCGCGCAGGTGCCAGCATCACGGGGTTGAAGTGACCAACACAAGTATCAACGTTCATCACACGAACAGCAGCACTGTTCACAGTGGGTACGGTGACAGGAACAATGTGACGTTCTTTGAGAACCAGCGATACTTGCAGCGCAAGGTTGAGGCTGCTGACTTCACGGAGGGTCACTGGTCTGTGGATCGTAGACGGGATCAGTCATGGGATTGACCACACTTGCCGAAGTGTATGAACGCTACTCCTATCACGTTGGTGGCGGTGACAAGGGCACAGTGCACGACTACCTGCCAACGTACGAACAACACATGACCCGGCGTGACAACGTGACCGTGTGCGAGATCGGTGTCTGGTTCGGTCACTCCATAGCAATGTGGAACGAATACTTTACTAACTCGACTGTGTACGGTCTGGACATTGATTACGGTCGGCTGCAGTTTGACTTACCTAATCTGATCACGGTGGACGCAACAAACCTTGAAGCTGTGACGGCTGCCCTTGGTGAGTTGACGTTTGACTATGTGATTGATGACGGCAGTCACAGGGTGCGGGATCAGGTTGCTTCTTTTGATGTGTTGTGGCCGCGAGTGAAACTGGGCGGCTGCTACTTCATTGAGGACATTGATGGTGATGCGGCTCTGGAAACTTTACAGAACCACATTGATCAGTTACACCTTAACTGGTGTCTGTATGACGGGCGCGGCCCTGATCGTCAGTGGGATGAGTTAATGCTGGTTGTGACTAAGTGAGTCCTGCTAGTTTACTAGCTGGGCAAGACTTCCGTTCATACCGTGATGCTCACAAGGGTGAAACGGTGTGGGTGCTGGGGTCTGGCGCTACCCTTGGTCACGTTGATTCTTCTTTCTTTGATGACAAGATTTGTGTGTGCGTGAACTATTCGGGCACCACTAAGGGGCTGCACCAGTTCTACACCGTGTCAAATCACTATGACGATTCGGCTGCTATCGCTGACGCTCGTCCTGATCTGCCGGTTGTGACTAGCGCAGTTGAGCAGATGCCTGATGGTTGGGTAACGAATCTGGAACTGACACAGGCAAACATTGTGAAAGTCCCCACAGTGTTGCAGTCCTATGGTGGTTACAGTGTGGCTCAGCATTGGCCGGAAGATCCTGACCTGTTCACGATTGGACCAACGAGCGCTCACCTTGCTTTGCATTGGGCTGCGTACCTTGGTGCTGCGCACATCATGCTGGCTGGTATTGACTGCGGTGAGTTGTCTGGCGTTGCACGAATGGGTGATTATCCGACGAATCCTGACGGTTCTGCCGGGCATTTGCATTTTCAACTGTGGGAAAAAACTTTGCAAGATATTGCTGCCCGATTGCGGCGGGACGGGATCAGTGTTCATTCTTTGAATCCGTTTGTGTCTCTCGCGCTCGAGGGTCACACATTCCGCAATGACTGAGAACTAGGAGCATCATGGCAATCGTTAACGGATACGCCACACTCAATGAGGTGAAGGCGGCTGCGCGTATCGGCACAGCTGACACGATGGATGATTCTTTGCTGGAAATGGCAACTGAAACAGCATCTCGAATCATTGACGGTTACTGTGAACGGCGCTTCTTCACTGCCGGTACTGAGGTCCGATTCTACACACCTGAATCTTCTTACATCTGCAACGTTGACGACATTGCCGGGACTGCGATCACCATTGAAACCTCAAGCGGCATTGACGGTATCTATGATGAAACGTGGACCACGGCTGACTATCAGGCTGAACCGTTGAACCGTACCGCGTCAGGTCTTGCGTTCCCTGTCACACGGTTCAGGGCAATCAACGATTACCTATTCCCCACGGATTACCAGAAGGAAACCGCTGTGAAGGTGACTGCGGTGTTTGGTTTCGCTACGGCTGTCCCGACGCAGATCCGGCAGGCAACTGTCCTGCTGGCGCTCAGAAATTTTTCCAGACTGCAAAGCCCGCTCGGCGTTGCAGGATTCGGGGATATGGGCGCTGTTCGAGTTTCTAGGGTTGATCCTGACGTTATGTCAATCCTGATGCCGTTCCGTAAGCAATCCCCCGGTGTCGCATGACCAGCATCACTGAGCTGCGTACCGGTATCGCCACGAACCTTGGATCTATCACTGGGTTGCGTAACAGTGCCACGATCCCTGACGACCCGAAGCCACCTATCGCTGTGGTGCAACCTAACTCTATTCAGTTTGATACTTCGTTTGGTCGCGGTCTGGACACGTATGAGTTCACGGTCACTGTGATCGTTGGCCGCGTGGATGACCGTACCGCACAGAATACACTTGACGGGTTCTGCAATCCTTCGGGGGCGCTGTCCGTTAAGACCGCTATTGAGCGAGATAAGACTCTCGCAGGGAAAGCACAATCCTTGCGAGTAACTGAGATGCGTAACTATACCAGCATCCAAGTATCTGAAAACACATATCTGGCAGCCGAGTTTATCGTGACTGTCTACGCATAAGGAGAATCATGGCAAAGACTGTTCTGCTTGACCCGGTGATTGTTTTCGCCGGTTCGACGGTAACCACCTCTTGCGCGTCGGTGACGATTAGCGTTGAGGCTGACGACGTAGAAACCACAGCTTTCGGTGGGTCAGGGTTCCGTACACGTATTGGCGGTTTGAAATCTGGCACTGTTGATTTTGAGTTCCATCAGGACTATGCATCGGGAAGCATTGACGGTTTGATCTTCCCGCTGCTTGGTGGCACTGCTGCCGTTTCGGTAAAGCCCGGCGGCACCGCTGCAACTTCAGCATCCAATCCGCTCTATTCCTTCGACGTGCTTGTGACTTCTTACAATCCCGTTGATGGTGCCGTGGGCGATCTCAATACAACCAGCGTGTCCTTCCCGATCACTGGTGTCATTACCCGCGCAACCGCGTGACCATAACCCTCTGACCTGCATAGGAGAATCCTGCAATGATGCGCATTGATCTGAAAGTTGAATACGCTGACGGGTCGGGTGTCGAAACTACGGCGACGGCACCCGACCTGATCGCGTTCGAACGTCACTATGACAAGTCAATGGCTGTGTTCGGTACGGATACCCGCATTGAATACATTCTCTGGTTGACGTGGCACGCATTGAATCGTAAGAAGGAAACAGCGCTCGAGTTTGATCCGTGGGTTGAAACGGTGGATTCGGTGACTGCTGGTGATTCGGGGGAATAGTTCCGCTAGGTGAGCAGTCAGGTCATTGGCTTGTCACTCATCTAGCGTATGAGTTCCGTCTGGCCCCGGATGTTGTGGAGCGGCAGTCGCCTAGGCAGCTCGCAACAATGGTCCGGTATTTGCGTTGGAGGGCTGTCCAGTCCCGTAAGCAATAAGGAAGCCTTATGCCTTTTCTGATGAACATTGCAACGCCTGAGATTGGCGCGTTCATAAACAGGCTTGAGAAGTTTGACAAGGACGTTTCTAAGGAATTGAAGCAGGAGATGCGCAAAGCGTCTGGCCGGGTTGCTAATGAATCGCGCAGCCTGATTTCGGCTATGGGTGATCCGTTGTCTAACTGGGCTGGTTATTCATGGGTTGAGCAGGACCGGGCAGATGGGCGCAACTTGCAGTTCAACATGTCTGCAGTGAAACGCGGGTACAAGGTGAAAACCAATAGGCACCGGAAGTCTGGTATCACAACGGCGTTCGGTCAGAGTGTTGTGCAGACCAGTGCTGCTGGTGCCATTCTTGAATTGGCTGGATCTCGCAGCAAGGGACAGTTCAACAGGAACATTATTAGTGCAAGAAATTCTCCCATCGGTAAGATCCCTCGCATACTTGGCAAGGCTTATTACAGGGTCATGCCGATTGTGGTTGTTGAGTTGCGGTCTGCGATTCGTCGAGCTGAAATGAAGGTGGGTCTGTAATGGCTGCGAAAGACGGCATCAGAGTCCACATCTACGGTGACTACGATGATAAGCAGATCAACAAAGCAATCAAGGGTCTGAACAGTCTTAAGACTAACGCTGACCAGTCTCAGTCTACGTTTGCCAAACTAGGCAAGTCTGCGATCGGTCTTGGTGCTGCGTTCGGTATTGGCTTTGCTGGTGTGAGCACCCTCGTAAATGTGTTCCGTGATTCAATAGCGGAAGCGCAAGAAGCGATCAAGGTCAATGCGGCAACGGCTCAGATCATTAAAGCAACGGGCGGCGCGGCTCAGGTTACAGCTGAGCAGGTTGCTGACTTGTCGCAAAGTTTGTCGGAGCAGATTGCTGTTGATGATGAACTGATTCAGTCGAGCGCGAACCTGATTCTGACGTTTAAGAATGTTGCCAATCAGGGGACTGGGCTTGCCGCGATTTTTGATCGTACTGTTTTGGCTGCGCAGGATTTGTCTGCTGCTGGGTTTGGTGATGCTGAGTCTGCAGCGAAGATGCTTGGTAAGGCACTGAACGATCCTAAGCTTGGTTTGACTGCTTTGAGTCGTGCCGGTGTTACGTTCACTGAGCAGCAGAAGGAACAGATCAAAACGCTGGTTGAGGGCGGTGACGTTCTCAAGGCGCAGCAGTTGATCCTTGCTGAGGTTGAGTCTCAGGTTGGTGGTGTTGCTGGTGCAACGGCCACGGGCATTGACAAGTTCAATGTGTATTTTGATAACTTGAAGGAAGAACTTGGGCTTGCGATTCTTCCGTTTATTAACGCGTTGATTAGTGGGCTTCTGCCTGCAATCCGTGGTGTTGGCGATATGGTGCGCAACACTTCGAAATTCTTTGAAGAAAATAAGACCGCGATCATTTTGACGACTGTTGCTGTTACTGCTTTCACTGTGGCACTTGCTGTGCAGCGTGCCGCATTGACTGCGAGTAGTGTTGCTTTCGGCATTAACGTGTTGGCAAGTCGGTTGTTTGTTGGCGCAATCAACATTTCTACAACTGCTATTGTGGCTATGTCTGCAGCAATGCGGTTGATTCCGTTTGTTGCTATTGCTACGGCGATTGCTGCTTTCATCATGATTCTGGATCAGGGCGCTAAGTCTCAGGAGCGGTTAAGGCGTGAGCAGGAAAATACTCTGCGCGCAACGAACGGTCTGAAGGATGCAACAGGCAACTATACAAAGGCAGCAGTTGCGCTTGGTGTGGCTACACGATTCGCGCATTTGAGTCAGGATCGCTTGCGTGGAGCGGTGTCTGGTACTGCTGCTGCTGCTGTCGCTGCTGGTAACGCTATGGGGTCAACGTTAACCCCGAACACGTATGACGCTGGCGACGCTGCGGATAGCGCGGCCACATCGTATTATAATCTGTATGAGTCGATTTACAACGCTAACCGGATCGCTCGTGGATTTGCCAACACCTCGGGTACTGTCGCTGCCGCCATCAAGCAAGGTTTGACTGACGAGCGATTTGACCCAATTTTCTCAAATGTCGCCAATAACTATGGCAAAGTTGAAAAGGCCGCGAAGAACGCTGGCAGTTCCGCTGATGATGCAGCCGCCAAGTTCGTGAAACTCAGTAAGGTGCTGCCCGATCTTGCGGCGACTGCTGACGAGTTCGGTGTGAATTTTGCCCCTAGCCTTAAGATCCCTAACTCTGAGAAACTGATAGACCGGTTGAAGGAATCATTCACTGAGTTGAAGGATCGTCTGAATAAGGCTAAGGGTGAAGCAACTGATTTTGGTAACTCGATTGCTGACACGTTCCGTGGGTTCCTCAGTATCGCTGACGCGTCTGACGCGTTTCAGGCTAGGCAGAAGGCAGCGGTTGACGCTCTCGTTGAGTTGAACGCGTACCGGGCGACGATGACAGCTGAGTCAACTGATGATCAGAAGGCTAAGTTGCAGGAGTTGGCTGACGCCCACAACCGCGCTGATGTTGCTGCAAGGACTGGTGCTCAGTCGATTGTTGCTGAGTTCATGGCGCAGGCTGAGGAGTTCGGCAAGTTCGGTGAGAAGATGCGCCGGCTGCTTGCTGCTGGTTTGAATAAGACTACGTTCACGCAGATCATGAGTATGGGTGCTGAGCGTGGCGGTGATGTTGCTGACGCGTATTTGAATGGGAACACTGCTGAGTTGGTGGCTCAGACGAATAACACGGTGAAAGCGTATGACGATCTGGCCACTACGATTGGTGACCAGTCTGCGCAGACGTTCTATGCTGCTGGTATCTCTGCTGCTGTTGCTATCCTTCAGGCGTTCAGTAAGGCAATGGGCAAGGATGGTTCTACCCGTAAGGGTTTGAAGGCGATCATTGCTGATTTGCAGGATGATATGCAGATCAATGTGAAGGTGAATATCCCGAATGTTCCTTCGTTCTCGTCTGCTGCTGCTGCCCCGGTGCAGTCTGCTGGTGCTGCTGCTGCTGCTTCTGGTGGTTTTGACTTTGGTCCGATCACTGGGATTCCGAACATTCCTGCTGGTGGCTTTGACTTGTCGGGCATTGGTGGAATACAACCGTTCGCTAATGGTGGGCTTGTGAAAGGTCCAATGCTTGGGTTGGTTGGTGAGGCTGGACCGGAACTGATCGTGCCCCTAGACCGCCTCAATGGGGCGCGCAGCGGCAGCGTGATCAACGTGACTGTCAATGCCGGTATGGGGACTGATGGTGCGCAGGTTGGTGAACAAATCGTTTCCGCGTTGCGCGCATACGAGCGGCGTAACGGAGCGCTACCGATCACGGTCGCGTCGTGAGGCCAACAGTTCGGATAGCGTTTGACCTGAACCTTGCTGGTGCCGGTGACTTCTTCACCCTTGACGATACTGTGAAAGGTATCCTTGGTGGTGGCACTGTCACTGGTGCGTTCACTCTTGCTGGTGATGTGCTCACGGATGTGTCTGACGATGTGCGGTCGGTGTCTATTCGTAGGGGTAGGCCGCGTGAGTTGCAGGCGTTCACTGCTGGTCAGGCGTCTGTGGTGTTGGATAACCGGACGCGTTTGTATGACCCGACTGCGGGCACAGCGGTCAGTCCGTATGGTCCTTCGATCCTGCCGCGTAAGGCGCTCAGTATTGAACTTGGTGGATTGCCTGTTTATAACGGGCAGGTTGAAGACATTGACCTGAATTACAGCCTGTCGGGTGATTCGGTGACAACGTTTAAAGCATCCGATGGTTTCACGTTGTTGTCTGGTGTGAACCTTACCCCCGGTACTGGTGTCCCTCAAGGGTCAGGTGCCCGGGTCACTGCAGTGTTGGATGAAGTTGACTGGCCGGCTGGTAAACGGTTCATTGATACTGGTGTTGCGTCGTTGGGTGCTGACGCTATCGG